TAACTTTATTGTAAACCTTTTTATCTGGGTATCTATTTCTGACATCGTCAAGCTGCTTACCAACACATTCAAGTTCTTTACGATGACGTTGGCCGTAATCGAAAGAAAGAGTATGTATTTCTAAGCCAGGTTTACTAGCTGCCATATGTAGTAGTACGGTTGAATCCATACCACCGCTATAAGCTAACACAATTTTAGAATCTTTAGACATAACTTATTTTATTCAGTTTCCTCTACCTCGTCTGGTACTTGATCTCTATCTGCATTATTCTGACCGTACTTCCATTCAACCTTAATCTTCTCTTCAATCCCTGGGACTATATAGTTATCCCAAAGGTCAGTATTATCTTTCCATCTACCATATTGACCAATCTTTTCCCCATCAGCTTTAGTATAAGTGCTACCAGACTGTTGAATAACACCAAACCCTACTGCAAGTTCGAGTAGTCCATAATATTTAGCTAAACCACTTTCAAAGCTTAGATACATTTCACCTTCCAGGTACTGCTTTACAAATCTATTCTTAGCAGTCAACGCTCTCAAAACTACCCCTGGGTAACTCTTTTGTCCAATTGCAAGTTTTGAATCAATATGGTTATCTTCCTTCATTGGCTTTCTTGCTAATTGAATGGTTACTGACGGTAGATACACTGCAGCTCTACCGCCAGGCATATCTTTAACCAGAGACGGAAACATTGCAGAAGGATCATCAAAAATATGATTGGTTACAATGATAGTAGTCTTAGTAAGAGCTGCTAACTGAGTGCAAGTACGTAGAAGAGACTTTACTGCTTTAGCTCTACTACCCATATCGGCACTTGTACTGCTCTTTTCCATTCTACCAATCTGCAATTCACTCTCCATATTACCTAGCGAATCAATTGCAATAATAAACTTACCAAGCTGATTCTTTTCTTTAGCTTTAGTAAGAAAATTATAGATGGTATTTCTACATTCTTCAATACTAAACGTGGGTACGTATTTTACCTTTGATACGTCAAGACCTAAAGCAGCTGCACCATCTTTATCAATAGCATTTTCACTATCAAAAATAACAGGAATTAGTCCCTCTTTTTGTGCACTAGCTAAAATCTTTTGAACTATATATGACTTACCGGTCATAGAAGGACCGGCAAGCATTGTAAGTCTACCTTTTGGAATACCTCCGTGTAAAGAGCCAGAAACGATACCATTAAGTACCATTGACCCTGTATCGATCCATCCGTCTACATTAGACAGAGCATTCTCGTTTAGAAACGATGCGTATGGATTACTTTTATCTATCTCACCTAAAATTTCACTGATGTCTTTGTCCATACGTTATTATACGAACGTATGGACAAAAATCAAACAAGATTCTTTGGAATCTTGATATCCATTATCTTCTTAGTTTCAAGAAGTACTTGGCGAGAAGACTCGTTCTTCTTATTCATATTTTCAATAATATGATCTCTCCAAAGAAGAAAAACTCTACGAATCTTTTCAAGTTCTCTGTTAGCTAAAGCATGCTGACCGACATCTGTACCATCAACAATCTTAGTTAGTACAGAAACCGTACCAGTAACACCGTCAGCTTGGCCCTTCTTAAAACTAGCTTCGTTAATTAATACTGAAGACATATTACTCGTCAAAAAGCTTTATAACTTCAGGTGAAGCCTTCTGCTCTTTTGGTTTGTTGGTTGCTTCAAGAATCTTGTCGTACTGACCCAAAATACGACCGTCGATATTGAAATTAAGACCGACAGCAATATTTGCCTTGTTATATGCGAAGACGTAATTTCTTGTACCGTCTTGACCAGGGGTAATGAATTCAGCTAAGAACAGCGGAATTAGCTGTACCTGAAATTGCTGGTTCTGAGGTTGAACTGCAATCATAACAGGATTAGCAATATGTAGTTCTGTCTGAGTTTCATTAGCTACTGTGCCAAGAATATTACGACCGTAATTATCTATAATAGTGACGTAGTTTGCCATAAAACTATTAATAAAAACTTATTTAAAAATCAAGCTAACAAATCAAATAAGTTAGTTTGTACTAGATTACCTGGCTTTTGAGCAATCCAATTTACATTTTGATAGAATCTATCAATTACAGAAAATATATGTTTTTCAAACATAGTATCATAATCTGGTTCAAATATCTTTGAGAATTCTTCAGGGTAATAATATTTGTAAGCAATTGCTGATATATTATACTTGTTAGGTTCTTTAACGTAAAAGAATCTCACTTTATCTCCAGAAGAAATCTTTTCATACTTAGTGGTAATGTTAAATTTTTGCAATAGAAGATTGTGCATATATGCTGCCTTTACATGCAATGGCATTCCTTTTGCAGTGGTAAAATCATCACACTGACCAGCATATTTTTCATATCCTTTAATACCTGAAACAAATGTAATATCTTCTACTGACAGCTTTTTAAAGATATCATACGTTTCATTTAATATTTGATTAGTACTACCTACGTTTTGCGTAGTTAACATCGTTTCAATAATCTTCTTTACATACGGTTTAATAGCACTAGGCATTGTACTTCTAACCACTTCAACCCCTGTGTATTTAAATTTATCGCAAGGTATGCCTTCATCATCTAAGATATGTAGTACGTAGCGTTTTTTCTGTAAAAATACACCAACGTCTGCTATAGCTTCTCTCTTAAAAAGAAATCTACAATCTTTAGAATTTAAACTACTAGCGCCCCACACTTTAATTTCTTTATTTAAGTGGTCCTCAATTTCTTGCACCTTACTATAGGTTTCATTAGTAAGCTTGTTACCTTTCTTGAAGTTAAGCGATTTTTTAACGATTAGCGGCTTAATAGACACATAACTCGAATCCGTATCGTTATAGATAATACATTTATTGAGTTCTTGATCGCTAATATCCGGTATTTCATTTCTAATAAACGATTTCAACAGTTCATTAGAATGTTTAATAACTGCTTGACCGGTAAGAGTAATTGAAGATGCAATATCGTCATCACCGAATGGTGCATTTTTATTACCGAAGTAACCGTAAATAGAATTAATAAAGACTTTAATACACATTTGCTTTGCATCTAACTGATCGATAGTTAGTTTAATCTGCTTACCTTGTATACTATTCTTATCACCTATTTCAGAGTACTCTTTTTTTAACTTTTTAAGGTCCTTACGAATGCTCTGTCTTTTATTGTAATAGTAATCCAAAATCTCAGGCATTACTCCTTTTTTCTTTTGAGTAAAACATACATTGGCTTTACTAATAGCTATTTGTTCTTTTTCTACAAAAGATGCAAACTTAGCTACCGGTAAATTATACGTTTTACCGCTTACATGCCTTAATGTAATTTCTTTTTCATCTTGCTTTTCTATTACGCCCACTTTAGTTTCAGGTGAGATGTTCAAACTTATCATCACATTCGGATATAGAGAGTTTGCATCGAATGAAATAATATATTCTTGAAACCCGCTAAGTGGTTCGCCTACATAAGCGCCTGGATTCTTAGTACCGTCATCTTCATCTCTAATAAACGACGGTATTTTTTGATCTCTATATCTTGCTCTCACTGCAGTAGCTCCATTAATAACAGATAGAGAGCCCATAGCTGCTTCAAACGTAGTTAATCCTACGTACGCTAACATTCTAATAAGTTCTGTATATTTTAACTTCTCTTCCATCTTAACTAGAAGACGTACGTCTTGAATGTTATATTCAATAAACGTCTTCCAATCTTTATCTGCAAGGGTAGCTAAGTTCATTGCACCGAAGTTTACCTTAGACTCACCTAATTCAATTTCAGCAATTGCAGATAACTTATAACTTTCACGTACCCCTAAACAGAAACGTTTATATACATCGAGATAGTCAATAAGCGATATACCTTCAATGTACCAACGAATTTGTTCTTGACCAAATTGACCTCTAATAGATCGATTATAAACGTTTTTAGAAGGTGATAGTCTCTTTGTATTTTCTTCACCTAAAATCTTAGTGCAACGATTAATAACATATGGGATATCGAAGAACTCTGAATTCCATCCAGTTAAGATATCAGGGTAATCACTTTCAAAGTAAGACAAAAACTTTTCAAACAAGTCTTTTTCAGAAATACACTTAACGTACTTTACATCAGGTTCATTAGTTTGATAATCTTTAAGACCCCAAGTAATAAACTTCTTGTTCAAAGAGTCGTAAATAGTAATTACATTGACCGGCTCATTAGCTTTATTAGCATGAGGAAAATCATCCGGTGCATACACCTCAATGTCTAGAAACATTACCTTAATTGGATGCTGAGCAAAATCAGACGTCTCATTTACTTTCCAAAATGTATCAATAAGGTATTGCTGACTTACCGGAAAGTTATCAAACACCTTTTTAATGTTTGTATCTTTCAAAAACTTATATCTATCGTATTGAGTCCTGAATAGTTTTTTAACTAACTTGGTACCAAATACGGACTCATAGTCTCCGTTACCCTCAATATATAGATAAGGATCTACAGAAGCTTCATACTTAATTCTATTACCGTCCTTATCCCAAGAAAACACGGTAACACATCTCTCAGCACTATTATAGTAAATATTACGATAACTCACTACTGAATTATAGTAACATTCCAACCGATATCAATTATATCTTTTTAAATTAACTCTTGACGGGTCACCGTAAGGGGTGCCGTACATTTCTAAGTAGCAATCTATATTTTTATCGGTTTCCATCCAACGAGTCTCAGCATATTGTCTACCTGCCTTGCAGATAGATCTGTATTTTGAAATATCTTTTAAAGTTTCATCAATTCTATCAATCATTTCTGGACCGGTCTTAAACTTAATTGGTGCATTTGCGTAAGTGCACATATCTTGACAGGCTATAGGTAAACCAAACGCACATGCTTCAATATATTTTAAGTCGCTCTTAGATCTATTAAAAATATTATCCTGTAAAGGAGCTACAAGCATGTTAACATTTAAGTTACTGACTGACTCAGGGTAATCCAACAAACGTTTCCAGGGTTGGAATTCTATCTTACCATTTTTCACTAAATCCATTAACGGTAAAGGAAATGCTCCTAAAAATACCCATTGGTATTTGTCAACCGTTTGACGTATTGCTTGAACTACATGTTCAAAATCATCTCTTTGTTTAACTCTATTATCTACATCAAAATGTGCTCCTGAACCTGCATAAAGAATACGAGGCTTTTTCTTATACTTATCCAAGTTGTTCATGTTTTTGGTGAGATCAAAATATCGATCCATCCAAAACTTAGGCATAAAATTAGGTATGACAGTTACATTTTTATTACCAGTTTTTGACTTGTAATAATCTCTCATAAAATCGCATGTTACTGTAATTTCATCGCACATGCTCATTATAGCCTGAGCAGACTCTCTAATTTCCGGGTTGACAAATGCTGGTTTATACTTGTTATAATCAGGTATATCTTCTTCAAAGCAAATATCGTCAATTTCGTAAATTAATCTCATTCCATTATGCTTAGATATTTCTTTTAAATGTTTGACAAACTCTAGCTGTTGTTTAGTAGCTTGTCTCTGTATTCTTACAGATTTTACCATTCCATAATAACGTGGGTCTAGATTCATCACCGTGGTACCATGCACTACGGCTTTCATTTGAGCATTAAGAATCTGTTCTGGCCATATCATTCTCCAATGACCACACCCGCTGTAATCAGCATAGTAATTTAAAAATCTCGGTAAAGATAATTCAGGAGGAGTAATTGAATCTTGTTTAGGTTGTGGTTGTACTGCAGGTTGAGGCGGTACAACCATGCCTACTGGCGATGAAGGTAATTGAAAAGGTATAGATGAACGATTTAAGAACGGTAAATTTTGATTGCCAACCATGCTATAATTTATTCATCCAAATTACCTATTCAACGTAATTAATTCTTTTTGTTATACCGTTATACTTCTCTAAAAATATAACATCACCTGTTGCAGATTTAATGCTTTCTTTTCTATGACTTATAATCATAATACATTCATTAAATTTATCACTACGTTCTTTTAACAAACCTAAGACTATATCCACACCTTTTTCGTCTAAACTACTATCAAGCAACTCATCGTATATACTAACGTTAAAATGAACATTTCCTTGAGATTTTCTCATATCCATAAATGAGAATAAACATGCTAAATCAATAGCTTTACGTTCTGCACCTGAAAAATTGTTATAAGAACAAATTTTTCCTTTTTCATTTAATATTTCATCCTCAAAATATTCATTAAAAATACATATACTGTTACTGTCTAATTTTTTAAGATAGTAAGATAATTTACTGTTAAAGTTTTGCAGTATTTTCTTTACAATAAAGCTTTTAACCCCTTCTTCACTTACAACAAACTTAACAACATCCAGT